GTATTCCTTTGCCATATCTTTCGTTTGTTAAATAATCTAATAAACACCAAGCTGGATTATTAGAGTGTGCCGCAGTTTGTGCAACTGAACTAGAATTATAAGCAACAACTTTTTTACCTTTAATGATTGCTTGTATTTGTGGTATTGCACCAAACGCATCTTGATTCCATTTAAACTTCAAAGATAAATAAGCAATACCTCTTAATCTATGATTTGATGTCCAAGATGTTAATGTTCCTAATAGATCGCATTGTGCTTGACTATCAGTACCATAATGGCATTTAACACTAATTAAACTTGCACTATCTTTATAAAAGTTTCCATCTCCTGACCCTACTGTTCTTAAAGTATTATCTGCTAAAGTTCCTGACCAAGTAACTTCTTTGTCATCAATAAAAATTTTTTCTACACTTTCTATTTCTCCTTCACATAAAGCTAGTGCAATATATAAATACTCATTATCAGTTCCGCTTGTTTCTACAAAAACTCTTGTTCCACCTACTTTTCTTTCTCCATAAACAACAGGAATAGATTGATCGTTAGATTGATGGTTTAATAATATTCCTTTTTCGTAATTATTAAAATCACTATCTCCAAAGTCAGGTCTATCAGGTCGTCTATTTGACATATACAACCAACCAATAGCAAAAACTGCTAAAGCAACATAAGGATTTAATTTTGATAAAAACTTAACTACTCTTACTACTCTAAAAACTTTTGTTATTGATTTAACTGCACTTTTTGCTGCACTTAAAATTCCCATTATGTTCTACCCCACTTAATATCTAAAACAGTTTCACTAGCAAAAGCCATACCTACATCACTACTAAAAAATCTTTGTTGAGATGTATTGTTTGTTTTTCTTCCAGATTTCTTTTCAAAATCAGCCCAATGAGAAACTACATTAAGATTTAAGACCGATGAACTTTCATCTTCTGCTATTGTGTATGTTTCAATGTTTCCTTTATATAATAAAAAAGGGTCAGCTATAATTGCATTATTAGCATCTAAAAATGCTCTATAAATTGTTACTGCATCATTAACTATATTTTCTGCTAGTGCTAATGATATGTATGTTTGATCTGCTCCTGATAAAGCTATTGATATGCTTGACTTACCTATGTCGGTTTCTTCTACTACTTCAGGGTAACTTACTAAAAAACTGCTTGATGAATAAGTAACACTAGAGCCTGATACACTTGAAGTTAAATCATGTACGCAATCTGTAATATTTTGTGGAGTTCCAAAACCAATCGTAATTAAATGAACAGGTTTAATTTCATTTGTTGCTAGATGATTCTTTACTGCTGTTGTTAAACTTCTCGTCATATTTCTCGTAACTTTTTCTGTTTATTTTTATACTATCTAAAATTTTATATTTTGCATCCTTTGTTGGCTCATTATACTTTCCTAAATCGTTTGTATCCATATTAATATTTTCACTATCAATTATTTCTTCAGCAAGTACATCAACATTCATCCAATACTTAACTTTGTATTGCATTAAAAGGCTTCTTCAACATCTAATTCATATTTATATAAAAGACTACCATCTTTATCAGCACCTACTGACCCAAATTGTTGAACATCTCCTGTTAAATGAACTGTAAAAGAAACATCGTCATAAGTAACTGCTGAATTATTTGCTATATCAGCTATTAAAGGTGGCTCTATTGTAACAGTTGCGGCATTACTTGAACTTGTTACATCTGCAACCACCATATAAATTTTTGTGTGAGAAGCAAATTTTATAAAATCTCCAGCTTTTAACCTTCCAGCACCATCTCCAGCAAATCCATCCATAGCAATAGTGTTGTCTCCAGCAGATTGATCTCCATTAACTAAAACACTTCCTGTTTCACTTCCTCTGGCATCTTCTATTTCTGGTGGAACAATAGTAAAGTTTTCTTTTCCACTTCTTTGCTTAACTATAAAAGCCATAAGTTCTCCATAAACATCTGATCTATTTCCTGTAATTATAGAAACAGTAAAAGCCCATCTTTGAGAATCAATAGTTCTTGATAATTTTTTACCACTTATAGATTTAGATATAATTGTACTTTGAATAGACTTAATGCCCATTGTTTCAAATTTAGAACTTGCTATTGGAAATGCACCACTCATTATACTAATTCTCTCCTACCTTTTTCGTTTAAAGCATTATTTATTATTGAAGTTATGATACCTCTGTTTTCTACTAAAACACTATTAAAGCTACTTGAATCTATGGCTTCAATATTAAAATTAACATTAACATTTCCACCACCTGTTCCTCTAGCGGCTTGTGTTATTTGACCTGATGAGTTTGGTACAAAAACTTCAGCACCTCGTTCTCCTACAACAACAGGCTGACCTTTTGATACTGCACCACCTGATGCTTTTCCAAATAATCCACTAAAGAAACCACCAAAACCACCTGACATAGCACTTAAAGTTGCTTGTAATGCAATTTGTCTTTTAAGATTAGTATTTTGTTTTCTAATCATATTTTCTTTATCTGCTTCTTTTTTAAATAATGTTTCTGCTAATATTTTTTCAATACCCATTAAAGCTATTCGTTCAATAGTTTTTTGAATAATTGTAATTAATAATGATTGTGCTAATTCTTTAAAAGAAGCATTTAATTGTTCTCCTAAAACAACTGCTCTAGCAATACTGTTTGCAAATCCTTTTACTCCTTGATTTATAACACTTACTACTTCATTTGATATACTGAATTGATTGTTTTGTTTTTTTATTGATTCTAAAACTTCTTCTTCCATAGTTGCTTTTTCTTTAACTGCATTTACAAGTTTTCGATCTGATTCAAATATATTAAATATTACTTTCTCTTGCTTTTCTAATTCTTTTGTTACTTTTTTATGGCTACCAAGTTGATCTAATAGCATAGTTGGGTCGTATGCTTTTTTTTGTGCTTCAAAATTAGAATTAATTTTTTTCTCTACATCATCTATTGCTTTTCCTAATGCAAAAAAAGTAGCAGTTGTAGCCGCAACAGAAGCCGCAACTAAAACTAAACCAGCACCTGTTAATGATGCTAAGGCTCTCATACCAGCTACAACAGGAATTATTGCTCTACCAATGTTAATAAACATTTTGGCAAGTTTAAAAGATATAAGAATTTTAAATGCGGTAACTACTTCGTCTGAGTGTTTTGCTAAAAATTTAAAACCATTTACTAATTTTTCAACTCCTACTGCTAAAACTGTTCCAATGGTTACTGCAATCTTGTCCATTGTTTCTGAGTTTTTTTCTAATGATTTATTAAGATCGCCAAATTGTTTTTTAAGTTGTGAAAAGAAACCAGCATCTAATAGAACTCTTTTAAAGTTAAAAACTTTATCTCCTATCATTGATAAAGTACCAGATAATGTATTTGCTAATTCATCTGTTGCTCCATCAAATCTTCCACCCTCTCCAAATACTCTTTCAAATGCTTTTACAGTTTCTTCAACTGATACTTTCGCACCAGCAGAAAAACCTAGCATATCTTTAACACCTTTATCTCTAAATAAATCTGCGGCTGAGATACCAGCAGATAATGACCTTTGGATTTGTTCCGCAGTTGTTTTAAAATCTAAACCTGTTACTGCCGCAACATTACCTGTAATTTTCATTAAATTTGCTAGTTCTTTAGCATCATCACTAACAACTGCTAATACTCCAGACCCAGCTTGTATTTCTTCTAGTGAGAAAGGAACTTTAGATGCAAATTTTGCCATTTCATCAAAAGCTTTTGCACCCTCTTGGGCTGACCCAAATAAGAATTTTAATTGAACTTGTAGGTTTTCAATTTGCTTTCCTGTATTAACTATATTTCTAATAACAAGACCAGCACCTAAACCAATAAAGGCATTTCTTAAATTAAATACTGATTGTTTTAATCTTCCTAGACTACCTTGTAATTTGCCTAAAGCTTGTTTCGACCTATCTCGTGCTACTATGTCTATATTAAGTTTTTGTGTTGCCATTATCTTTATTTTCTATGTTGAGCCATTCTCTCTTGACTTTTATACTCATCTTGCTCTTTTTTCAAGTAAGCTAACCAAAGATTATAATGGCTTACAGGCATATCTAAAACTTGTTGAATTGTGATGTGAAGTCTGTCTGCTACAACTAAAAGCGACCTTGTAGCTGGGTCGCTACTTACTTTTTTTCGGCTTCCTCGTAAGAGGTGTCTAGCAAGATTTTATTGGCTACTGTTGCAATAACATTGGAGTCTGCTTTTTTCTTTAAAGAAATTTTATCAAATGGTTCAAATGCTTTAATCATTTCTCCTTTATCATTCTTGACTTGGAGTTTCATTATAAGCAAATCAACAAGAACATTTAAGTCTTGAAAATTATTTGATTTCTTAAAAATAATATTTTTTTCTTCAAGTGTTAAAGGCTCTGAATAAAAAATAGATGGATTACCATTCTCGTCTTTCCACTCCTCAACTTCAATAGTTAAAGTTTGCAGAGTCTCAAAATGAGTTTTTACTCTATCTATAACTGACATAAATTAGGATTATACAGTTCCTCTTGTTAATCCACCTGTGCCTTGAAAAGTAACTGATCTAGTAGTTATTCCATCTAGTGAAACATTAACACTCATTCCTGTTACAATCCCTGAACCTGTAAAAGTTTCATCTCCTGAACTATTACCCTCTGGTGCTAATATAAAAGCTATTGTAGTTCCAGCAGTTAATGTTTGTTGTGGAGAATCAGTTTCATCATAACTCATTTCTAAAGTTCCTGAAAATGATGTTCTTCCAGCTACAAATGATTTTGTGCTATCAGATAATTGAGTATCTTCTACAACATCAGCAGTTGTTTCAAGTGTGTAACCTGTTAGTTCGCCAATACCTGTTCCACCAGCAGTTACTACTCCTTCTTTTCCGAAGTGTGTTGCCATTTTTTATTTTCCTTTTTACTTATTTGTTTATCTTGTTTTTCTTGTTTCCAACCTAAATCTAAAAAATTATCAAGTTGAGTTTCGTTAATAGTAACTTCATTCCCATCTTTATATAATTTAATGTCTTTAGCCATAAAGTCTTTTACTATTTATCTTCTTCTTCGTCAATATCTTCGTCATCATTATCTTCATCAAAATCTTCTTCTGAGTCATCTTCCCATTTCTCATCTTCTACATCATCTCTTAAATCAGCAAGTAAGTCTTTGACTTCTTCACACATTATTGATTCCTTGTCATGCAATTTCTCAATGCTATCTATTTTCTTTTCTATTTTGTCTATTATTTTATCTTTAGTTGCCATAGTTTCTCCTTTTTTATGGTGTTCCAGCTTGATACTGATACATACATCTAATTGTCATTCTTATACCACCAACAGGAAACAATGTACCCTCGTCAGTTTCTACTTGTATAATTTCTGTATCAAGTGCATTACTATCTCGTGTAATATCACTTTCTAACGCAGTTTCAATAGCAGTAATTAACTGATTTCTTAATGTATCAATATTAGATTCTGCACCTTTAACAAATCCCAATATTACAAAGTCTATTGTTCCATGCCTTGTTCTAGCACCACTTCCTAATTCAGAATCATCTCTATTTTCTTCTGAAGTTTGTACTATTATTGCTGGGTATTGTTGTTGTGATAATTCTTCTAATTGAAAAGGTTGTCTAGTACATAGTTTCACATCAGGAGAACTAATGGCATCTATTACTGTTTTTATATTACTTGCTATGTTTTCTCTTACACTCATATTCTCATCGCATTAAGTTGTCTTATCATAAATTTATTAAATCCCTTTTGTATAATGGATTCTGTTCTTTGATTAAAGCCAAAAAATTCTCTTTTTGGCTCGTTTAATACTTGGTTAAATAATGCTCTTTTACGCATTTGTGCATTTGAAAAATTTACACTAATTTTATTTTTTCCTGTTTTTTTAATAGTTCTACCAGATGGAGTTAATGCTCCTAACATTCTTCCAGAATAAAATAAATCAACTGTTGTTTTTTTACCCTCTCTTTGTAATTGTTTTAAATAACCCTCAGAGTAAGGTGCAAAAGGAACTCCTTTAAAATCAATTCCTTTGCTTGTTTTAGTTCTGATAATATCTAATAAATGAAACCCAGCTTGTAAAAGTCCTTTATCAATTAGTCTTGGAAGTTTTTTCTCCAATTTTTTATATTTTTTTTGGAGTTCTTTAGCATTTGTTTTTATGCGTGGTTGAAGCATTATCTATTTAATCTTCGTAAGCCATGCAAAGGCTCTCTTTCACTTGTAGAGATTGTTCCACCAGCATCGCTATCATATTCAACACCATCTTCTAAAATTGCTCTCCATTCTTTGTTATATTCTGAAGCATAGTGTTCACCCATTCTTTCAAATCTATCTTTTTCTGTCTCAGGTCTAAACTTAGATAATGATGGTAAAAAATATCTTGATAAAAATAAATATACACCAGCTCTTGTGAACTGATCTAAATTAACTTTTGTATTAACCATTTCAGCAGTATTTAAAACAGTTATATCTGTATATACATTTGTTTTATATACAGGCCACCACTCAATCCTTAACTGTCTAAAAATATCGTTTGTTGTTTGAGTAATGTAGTATGAAACTTTAGAGTCGTTTGACGCAATACCAAAACTAAAAGCATCTGGTTGATATGTTTCTATTTCGACAACATCACAAACATTTGCACCTGTAAAGTTTGCCATATTAACCTACCAAACTAATAATAATTACAATAGCAATAATAACACCAGCAGTTACTTTTGGATTATCTTTTGCCATTTTCCAATATTTTTTTAATTCATTCATTTCTTTTTCCTTGTCTTTTTTTTTGGTTTTAATTGTACTACTTTATCTACAATATCACTTATTTTAGATTTTTTAATTTCTTTTTTTACTGCATCAATAGGAGCAAAACCTCTCATTTGAAAGTGGTTTTTATTAGCTTCGTATTGCTCTTTTGATCTTATTATTGTTTTTTTGCCATTTGTTAATTTTATATCCATAAATTCTCCTTTTTAATATAAGGGCGATTTCTCGCCCTTATAACTATCTTATTATAGAATAGATGAATCAGAATGTAATTCAACACCATAAGAGTCGTTTAATTCTCCAACTCCATATACTGCTGTTGCTACAATCTCATCAGCTCTTAAACTCGCATCTCTTTGAGTTTCAATTTTCAGGTCTTGCATCATAGCAAGTCCTAATGCGTCTCTGTGGAATACACCTTGTTTAAAGTCACCAGTTGTTCCATCATTAGCTATATTTGTTGTTTCATAGATAGGAACTCCACCTAATCTTCCAACAAAACCATTTCTTAATGCTTCATTTGCTAAATCATTACCATTTGCATTTGCAAAAGTATTAGTCAAATTTGCTTTAAGATCATAAGCTACCATTGGATGTAAAACTGCTGATACACCATCCATTGAAACTCCAGCATTTCTTACATTTGCGATTGATTGAAATACTAAAGCCGCAGTTAAAGCTGTTGAGCCTGACCCTACTGCTGTACTAAAACCATCAAATAATGCTGTTAAGTCTGTGTCTATTTTTTTTGCAATCGCATCTCCAAATAATTTACCAATATCTGCCGCAACATTTCTTGGTGCAGAGTTTCTTGCTAAATCTGTAAGAGTTGTCATTATTCCATTTTCAGATGCTGTTATAGTAACTGAAGTAGGATTGATTGCTGTGTTAGATAAATCTGTTGCATCTGCTACTGCCGCCGCAGAAACTGCCGCATAGATTGGAACTTCAACTGATTTTCCACCACCACTTATTGCATAATTCTTTACAAGAGGTCTCATAATTGATTTCTCACTTGCTACGAATAATGCTTCTGCTACAATCTCAGTATATAATTCCGAGAGTGTAGAACTTGTGCTTTCGTTTGCCATTGTGTTTGTCCTTTATTATTTGTTTGTTAAGTTAATCTGAGTAGGTTTTGAATCTCGGTCTTTGCGATACTCTGCATATTTAGCACGATCTTCTGACTTACTCATATCTAAATCCTGAATATTGAAAGGTTTTACAGTTTTACCACCGATGCTCTGCTGACTCCCTGAACCAGCCAATGACCCTTGCGAGAAATGTGGGTTTGCATCTAAGAACTCTTTAACTTTTTCTTCAATCGTTAAAAGTTCGCCTTTAGAGTTATATCTGATGTTTTTATTATTATCAAGTATTTCAACTCTATTATCTTCAGTAAGTCTAACTTCATCTTTTAGTAATGAAACAACTTGACTTGGCGATATAGCTTTATTTCTTGAAGCAACAGAAAGTATTTGATTATCAATTCTTTCTTTTTGGATTGCTTGTTTATATTTTGTGATCTCAGTATCTTTTTCAGCTATTCGTTCTTTCATAAGCTTTTCAAGTTCAGATTTTGATTTAGCTTCTTCTACTTGTTTAGCTTTCAAAATTTCTTCTTCTTGTTTTTTAACTTCGTCTAACTGTCTTTGATGTTTTGATTTTTCAGCTTCTAATCTTTGTTTAACTATTCTATCTACATCTTCTTGATTAAAAGTGGTACTTGGTTTTGTTTCGTCAGTTTTAGTTTCTTTAACTTCAGCTTCCTGAACATCATTTTTCGGTTGATTAACCTGTTTGTCATCTGACATTTTTTCTCCTGTTTGTTTATATTACAAGTTCGCCTTTATCATCATACCAATCAGGATTGACATAACTAAATTGATGTCTGCAATTATACCCACCTCTGACTACAAGTGGATTGCCTGATTTCTTACCAGACCAACTCCTACTTTGCCAAAGGCTTCTAATTTCCTCAATGGTAAAAAGACCACCTTGTCTCTTGTTATATACACCATTTACTAAATTTCTGCAAAGGTCTCTAGTTGTAGGTATCACATCTCCATAGTATTTAACAAAAGTCAGCCCAGCATCCCTTGATTTATTGAAGTTTAGGGTTGCATCAAAATCTCGTAAAGAATCGTTTAATATCTGACTAGCATATCTTTTCATATTTTCTCCAGCCCTGTCTCTTGCAAATTTAGATTGTAATGTCTGTATTGATTTATCTACTTGTGCTTTTTTTGACTTATTAAACTTGTTTCTATTAATATAATTTATTAATTTTTGTGCTTCTACATCATCTGAACTAGCATAAATACCATTGATTGTTTGTCTAAGTTCTTTTTCTAAATCAGTAAATTCAGTTCCGACTAAAGTATTTTGATAAACCTTTTCTGATAATTTTCTAGTAAAAGTGTTTGATACATCTTTAAACTGTGTGTAATATTGTTGCTTTAAATTTTTAACTAATGCTAAATCTCCCTTTGTTAATTCTGAAAATTTAGCTAAATCTTCTTTAGATACTTTTGCTCTTTTTAAAACTTCTTTAAAAGATTTCTCAATTCTTTTAGCTTGTTGATTAAAACCTTTTCTAACAACTGTATCAGACCAAGCTAAGTATTCTTTATCAAGTATTGCTTTTATTTTTGGTCTAATTGCTATGGCACTTTGTAGTTCAATAAGTTTGCCATCTGTTGTAGGTAAATCTTTATTAACTAATGCAACTACTTCTCTTTCTATTCTATCTAATGTTTGGGTAAGTGTTCTATAATAATTTGCTTCAGCAATTTCTATTTGCTTAATTCTATATTCTGTTGCGTCTTTGACTATATCTGACATTCATTAAATTTCTTCTTGCTCTACTTCTTGATCTTCTTGTTGAACTTCGTCTTGTGTAAATTGACCAACTTCTGAAGCTGAGTCTATTTCATCAAATATCTCGTTTAGTTTTTCGTTATCATCTACTACTGCTCTTGCAATTTCTTTATCAACTTCTTTCATAAATGTAGGAGAGCCAATACTTAATGATTTAGCTTGTTGGTAATAAATAAGATCAGTAGCATAATCTCTAATGTTAAATGAATCTGGGTAATTTATTTCTCCATCAAATGTACCATTTTGAAATAGTGCGTATAATCTAAATAATTGTTCTTCTGCTATCTGTAAGTTATCAGCTTTCTCAGATAGTCTAGCATTAAGTAATTCAAATTCTGTTTGTAAAGCTACACCTGATGATACTTGTGTCTTTGTACTTCTTACTGCTCCTGTATGTGCAATTCTATTTATGGCATTTACTTTGTTGTTAATTGATTCCATAATGGCTTGTAAGTTTTGCCCTGATGGTTGAAGTAAATATGGTTTTAAATTAGGCTCTAATTCTTCAGGCATTTCTATTACTGCACCAGCACCAGCAGAAGCATTAACCGATGGAGTCTTAACTAGCGATGGATGGTTTGTTAATCTAATAAGTTGTTCAACTTCTGACAACTCATTATAGATAGCTTTTTGTAAATCGCTAATATCAACTAGGTCTGATTGACCAATCCCTTTTTTGTGTGATTTGGAATTGTATAAGATAACTGCTGGTATCTTGCCAATCAGATTATCGGCAGTATCTATTATAACAGGCTCGTCTCTGTCTGATTTTGCATAGACAGTTTCAATCCTATCAAGATACCATATTCTAAAGTAAGTTCCGCCCTTTTTATCTACTTCTTCTCTTACTTTAAGATAATCTAAAATATATTTACCATTTATTTCTCTTTTAAAATTCCAATCTAAAACATTTTCTGGTGTTACGATTGATAAGTATGGTCTAATATCTTGCTCTAGTTCTTCTGCTCTTGTGTTAGTTGTTATGTTTGGTTTATCTAATATTAAAAAACAATGTCCATAAATTGAAGAATAATTTTGAGCCTGTTTCATAACTGCGTCAAAACTATTTCCATCTAAATCTGCATCTTTTATAAATGATACTAAACTAGCTTCATCAGCCATAGCACCAAAATCTCTTGATGCTTTTACTCTGAATAAAAATGATGAGTATATTTGAATAATGTTTTTACAATGATTGTCGCAAGGAGTGTTACCTAATCTTTGATTGTACTCGTTGTCTAATTCTAAATTATATCTATTTAAAAATTGACCAAGTGTATAATCATATCCACCATTAAATGATCTTATGTAATATTCCCAAAGATTAACATTTTCTTTGTAGTCTTTATGTGTTTCAAATGCTTCGTCTCGTGAATATGCCATAGTCTATTTCATTGTCCATCTAGTTGGTCTTGAACTTGGCATCTGAACTACTAAAGGTTTTATATAATCAATCATGTAGCCTAGAGCATCGTTCATATGGTCAAATCCATCTTCTTTATCAGGAATATTTGTATCTTCCTTGTATGTTTGTCTTTGTAATCCTTTTATCAATGTTTTGCAAGATTTGGAAACAAAAATATATCTATTTCCATTAGTATCTTTGAGTTTAGAATTAACTGCATTGATTCTATCTCTAACTGCTGGATGTCTTGTTTTAACTTTTACATTAAACCCACCATTCTGTAAAATTGATAAATCAGTTCTCCCACCAGCACTTGTTTTTCTTTGTCTTGAAGCTGGGTCAGGGTAAATAAATATTGGTACTTTAGTTCCATACCTATCTCTTATCTCTTGCACCATTTCATCAGTATTACTTGAATAAATTACTACTTCATCAACAATATAAATCTTTTCTTTTTCTATTTGAGCAACACAAGCACTCATTGGGTCTACGTTAAAGTCCATTCCTATATGAAAAGGTTTATTATATTCTATTGGTTTATTAACAACAGACTCAACAGGATGAAAGTTATAATAGATTGACCCAGCATAATTCTCGAAAGTACCCTCAAACTCTTGTCTAAATGTTCTTTGATCTAAGTCTTGTTTTGCTTGTTCTATTTCTTTTTTTGTAACCATACCACCATCTAAAGTAGTAAATTGAAAGCTATCCCATTCAGGGTCTTGCTTTCCTTTTAAATACATTTCATAAGTCCAATTACCATAGCCTTTAGGAGTACCACACATTAAAACTGCTCCGAGTGTATCTGAAACTGATGCTCTTAATACTTCAAACCAAGTCCTTTTATCAATATCACTAAACTCATCTAATATTAAAAAGTTTAAACCTGTACCTCTTAATGAGTCTGGAGCATCACTTGATTTTAAGCTTATTGTACTATTTGATTTTCTAATAACTATTGTAAGTGTTGTTTCGTTAATATCTTCTATCCAATTAAACTGATTAAGAACTTCTTTTAAGCTAGACCAACAAATATCTTTAGCCATTTTAAGAGTTGGTGCTACATACCATATCTTTTGATTAGGTTTTGATGCGTATTTCATCATCTCAGTTATAGCAAGATATGTCTTACCAAATCTTCTACCTGATATAAGAACTCTAAATCTTTTATTAGATTGACTTACTTTATGTTGACTTTTTGTTAGAGATATTTTCACTACAACCAAATTTTATATAGATATTATATTTATTAACTTCTTCCCTACCTATTTCAACTATTTTATCATAAGATTTTGTATAACCATCAAGCATACAAGTATAACCATCTTTATAGGTCTGATTGAGTGTAAAAGGTGGCATACATTGAGTTTTAGCTTCCACATACGCACAAATGATTATCGTCAGAACATACTCCATTTACTTTTTCCTTTTGTATTTTCGGTGTGTTTGAACTCTCCAAGTCCAATGGAATATTGCCCTTGTTATCTTCTCTATTTTTTTTAACACCCAATCTATCATTATTAAATCTCACTTCGTTTTCAAATGTCCTATCTTCGTCAATCATATTATTCTAAAATTAAAGATGTTATCTTTTTCTCTCCCATATAAATTTCTATATTAGCTTTTGATTTAATACATTGATAAGTAACTCTATCTTCAGCACCTTTATCTCTCATAGCATATCTTTTAGCTTTTAGACATTTACTTAAACTATCTTGGATTCTGTGTTCCTTAATCTCATTGTCAATTATTAAAAGTAAAGCAAAAACTGTTTCTATCATTTTATATCCTAATTATAATTATATCCTGTATTAGATTTTTCTAATTTTTTAAATAATTCTTTGTGTTGTTCCATAATTTCTTCATCCATATCAAACATTTCAGCCATTTTTTCTTCTGTGTTTCTTACTTCAAATTCTAATTTTTCAACTTTAGTTTCAAGAATTGCTTGGCTAGTAGATAGTTCAAAAGTCCTAGACAATGACCAACCACCTAATGCAATTAAAAGTCCAACCAACAAAGTTAATATTTTTTCCATCATTAATGACTTCCATTCCTTAATTTTTCTATTTGTTTGTTTATACCATCTACTTGTTCTTTTAAATGATCTATATTAACTTTATTATATCTACTAGCTTCTATTTCTTTTTCAATAGATTCTATTTGTGATGCTAAATGTTCTATTAACATAAACATCTCTAAGTTCTTTGGCTCTTGCTCTGCTTTTTTAAGAAGATCAGCTTGGAATAAAGTATCTGCGGTTTCTAATGCTCCAATCCTACCTGTAAGATTTGCATAACCGAATACTGCTCCACTAACAACAATAATTATCCCAATTAAATTAGCGAGAGGAAGTTGTAGCTTAGACTCAGAACTAACTTTAATTGTATCGTTATCTTTCTTCATTACACTTCTTCTTTCCCCATTTCCAAGTTTGAGTTATAGATTTCTTTTCTTGTAGCTTATCGTTCTTGCTATCTGTTTCTGTAACTCCTATTTCAACTGTTGTTTTATCAGGGCATACAGTATTACATCCTGATAATCCTAATCCTAATAATACAAAAAATAATAATGTTATAAACCATTTATCATTGAACATTTAACTTCTTCTTTTTCTTCTTTTTCTTTTTCTTTTTCTTTTTCTTATTTGTATCAAGTGTATTCCAGACCGCTTCTTCCATATCCTTTTCTACTTTAGATACCTTTTCTTTTAATACTGCTACATCTGATTTTAAACCAACTGTCGTTGATAGACTCCAACCTGATAGTGCTATTAAGATAGCCAGAAGTGCAGTAATAATTTTATCGTTCATTATTGCCAACTCCTAATAGCCCAATAAGCTGGACTTAAATTCTTTTGTCCTCGCACCTTTGCCAAGATAGGTTTGAAACGAGCCATAAATGATCTTTTTCTAGCTGGTATGTTT